CATTTGTCAAACGAGCGGTTTCTAAGGCTCTTAATAAACCTGTTCGTCTTATCAATATGGGTGGTGCTAAAAATTCTGAAGTGTTTCTTGGACATGATTATACTTATGAAGGATCAAGACCAGGACGTATTGTTGAAGAACTGATTGCCGCACGTGTTTCTGATCCGATTATTTTGATTGATGAAGTCGATAAAATTAGTGATTCATCAGGAGGCAGAGAAGTAATGAATCTTCTCATGGCATTGACCGATCCATCACAAAATAAATCTATTAAAGACACTTATCTATCAGGTATTCCTCTCGACTTATCGCGCGTTTTTATTATTTTCACGTGTAATCATATCGAAAACGTGGATCCTATCTTATTGGATCGTGTACGTGTCATTAATGTTTTAGCTCCAACGTCAGAAGAAAAAAAGATTGCAACAAGAGACTTTATAATCCCACGTTTGATGAAAGATATGGGAATTATTAAAGATGAAAATGATATTCATATTTTACCCGAAGATAAAAACGAGGTAGACCAAATGATGAATAAAATTATGCGTTTTTGTGAACGTAAAGATTCATCTAATGGAATGCGGTATGTTGAAAAAATAGTCGAACGTATAATTATGAATTCTAATATTCGATGTATTATGGAAGAAAAAAATACGAATAACAAATCCAGGATAATCATGCAAGATATTGACGATACAATCAAAAAAATAAATGAAGAATCTAAATATATAGAGCAATCACAACATAGAGCTTCAAAAAATATGGCGTCTATGATGTATATTTGACAGATTATTTTTCAATTTTTCATTTTTTCATTTTTTTATTTTCTTATTTTTTTTGCTTTTGTTGGACATCAATACCAATAAATAAAACGAATATTAATAAATAAACGTAAAAGTAAAAAGTAAAAAAGTAAAAAAGTACCAGCTATCGGACTCGAACCGATACTCTCTCAGAGAATATGATCTTAAGTCATACGCGTCTACCATTCCGCCAAGCTGGCATGTTTGGAATAAAGAATAAATCCTTACTCATATTATGTAAATAAAACTTTTTTCAAAAATAAACGCACAAAATATAATGATGGAGACTTTTCCAATACAAAATCGATGTAATCAAGAAGACTATTATCGAATGTATATATAAAAAATATATGACAAGGTATAAAAAAACCTATTCGTTGTAGAAAGATAAAGTTGATGAGGTGATACCAAATTTTTTTGGTCAGGACCTCTGCTTTCACAATCAATTGAAGGGTGATTGTGTAGTCCATTACACTTTTAAGTAACAAGAGTGTAAGCTGAGGCAAACCGCGTAGGTGGTGAGCTAAAGCAAGCAGAAGTGGCTTCATCTGACGTTCCAGTAAGCGATCCCCACGATGTAGTATCAGAAGGCTCCTCAGGTCGCACCATATGCGTGGTTTGCGTTGTTGGTGGTGAAACACAGAATGTTGTAAATGGGACAAAGCCGATTGCGTCTGCCCAGACACATTCCATCTTTTGCAATGCGGTCAGACGATCATGTGGGGTAAAACGAATGCACAATTCTCCATGAAACACCCAACACCATGGCTGTATCACAAGCCAATTGTAGGTATAGATCATGTGGGACAAACACAAACGCAGAATGGTTGTGACGTCTGTCTCCACATCTTCAAAGAATGTGGCTACACCGGCGATGACAGCACGAAAAAGACGTTCAGAAGTGACATCACACATATTCTTGTCGCGTGCTTCCAGCATAAGATACAAGCACATGAGAAAGGCATCTTCACACATCAGAGAAAGGGGGTGCATACCAAAAGCAGGTTGTGTGCTTTCGAGAGCTTCCATAGAGGCATAGAGGCAATAATGCAGAACGCTGGGCAAGTAAAACGGTGGAAAACCCGAGAAATCATGTTCACAAGCGTGTTCACCTTCAGCATGAGAGAAATCGGAGAGTAGAGGAACAAACATAGAAGAGGCCATTGCTCGTGAATTTTGTAAATCTATGAGTGTACAAGATTAAAAGTTGTTTGCAAAGTATGTATTACACTCATTGCGTTTCATTTTTTCTGTAATTTTGGATTTTTGATAAATAAACGTAAAAGTAAAAAAGTAATTGATTCCTACCGCTTATATAGAAAAAGAATATTCACCTAAATCCCATCCCGCTGACAATCCTCCAACTGAAATATTGTGACCATTTCAAAACATCGTAGACATGTCTCCATTTCGCCAACATAATTCCTCCCGTGCGAAATTGTAGTGTCCATTAAGATATGATCGAAATAATAATGAAATATGTGAATGATTGTTTATAATTCAAAAAACAGCTTCATCGATTAAATCTTTATCATAAGTAATCTTTCACGAAAATGCAGCAGAAATACCTGATTTCCCACCTAGACTTTTTGAATGTATCCTCGATTGTAATCCTAAAAACGGACCTCAATCTTATGAAGATTTCTCTAAACTCACAAACTACGTGATTGACATGATTTTCAAACAAAAAAATATAGCAAAAGATCCGGAAAATGACATCATGGTTCAAACAAAAAATTCACAAAAACGATTGGAAATATTGCATGAAGGTCTCAATGAAACTTTATATTCTGCGATTTATCGAAAAGATATGAATGACTTACAAAATATAGTCACTTTTATGAACACTTTGAATATAGAACCTAAAGAATATGTAATTCGCTACGCTTGTTTAAAGTATTCTCGTGAAATAATCGAATATCTTATTAAAAATTACGGTAATAAATTTATTGATGAGACAGGTCTTGAATATACTACCGGTAAATATTACAATGAATCAAATAATGATGATCCTACATTTTTAGAATACTTACTTGCTAGAGCAGATACAATAGTAAAAAATAATTTTATAAATCGTGCACATTATTATATTTTTCAAGCACGAAAAGTAGGTCTTCATAAAATGGCAAATTGGTTTGAGAAACAAATCCCTATTAATGATGCTAATTTACAAAATGATTCTATTTCTAAAAAAAGAAAAATATCTGTATAGAAATAGAGTTGTATGAAAGTATTTGTTTTCTTGATTCTTTATTTGATTTGATAAAAAATATACTATACATTATTGTATTGTAAAATGATTGGTTTTATTGTCTCTTGTTTTCATTCTTTGGAATGCTCTCGAAAGTCACATCTATTTCTTTTTCTTCTTTTTCTGAAATACTTTGAGGAAGAGCATTCACTTTTGGCAACCGTTTATAATCCAAAAAAGAGTTCTTAATATCGACAGCTTCATCGATTAAATCTTTATCAAAACCATTTTGACGAAGTAATTCTAAAGCTATAAATTGACGTGAAATTCCTCTTTGGATCTTGAAAGGATAACCTAAAATATTATTATGTTCATCCAAATCCACAGTCATTTTATAATTCGTATAATTCTTAGTTTTTTCTAAGCGAGACAAGAAAGTAAAATGTGTGCTTATAATATTAATGACATTGTCATACTGACCCAATTTATTTGCCACAGCAAAAGATGCTGATGTTCCTTCAATCATATTCGTACTATTGAAAATTTCATCGATAGAATTGACAACATATTCATCTTTATGTAAACTATTTATCACATCAAATATCTTTTTACATCTAAACATTTCCGCTTCAAACAAAGATTCCTTTCCTTTATTATCTGCCACATTGATTTGGGTGTTAATGAATTTAAAAGGACTCATGGTCATACTTTTAGCATTTGATACAGTCAATGATTGGGCCAATAAAATCGATAACATGACAGATTTTATATATGTGCTTTTACCTGCCGCATTCGGTCCGGTAAGAAGCATATTTTTACTTCCTTCCTGATTTTTACTCATAATCAAATCATTTTTGATTATATCATCAAAAGGAATTTCACTCAAACAAGGATGAAAACATTCTTCCGCATTTACATACAAACCGTTACTCTTATCATAATTTACATAGCACATTTTTCTTTCTGAATGCTCTAAAGTCAAATATCCAATCGATCTTAATGTATCAATCAAATAAATTCTACAAAGTAATGGTTTATAACGAGATAAATTTAGGTATCTATAAAATCGTAATTGTTTTCCAAAATGAGAAAATATAGAAAACTTTTCTCCGTCTATACCGCCTAAAACTTGTTTTTCTACAGGTAATTGTGGATCAAAAAAATCATAGGTTTCGTCCCTTTCAGAATCTTTATAATCAAAGAACAAAGAATTGTAACCAAAATCTTCTACATTTACAAATTCTCCCAAAAGATGATTAATTTTTACCGAATGATGTAGAAAGTTTATAATACTGTTGATTTTTGTCACAAGTAATTTAGTTAAACGATATATAGCACGTGACAATTCTATTGAATTAAACAATCCTTGAAAATAAAATACTATAGTAAATCCGATAGAAATTTTACGAAATCTTTCTATAGAAGAAGGCATCATGCTACTCGAAGAAAGAAACATTTGTAATGTCATTTTTAAATAATCTTTAAATGCAATATTGATCTTCCATTTCCTTCGTAAAACAATATAAGGAACTAATACATACAAAATAGGCGTAAATATACCAATAAGTGGTGAAATAATGATACGATATAAGTTATATCCAGTTAAAAATGTGTCTGATTTATTCATTCTTTGAAGAAGCCAATAATTAAGATAAACAAGATCATGTAAATTTCCAGATACATCTTTATTTTCATCATAAAACCAACATAATTTTGTCTCATTTTTTTGTAAAATATCCCATGAAGCAGAAAGTTCATCTTTATGTTGCATTTCTTTTTGAAATATGGATTGTATAGTATGTTGTCTTTTTTGTAAAGAAGGAATATCATGAATGGGATTTACAAGGAGATTTTGAAGATAAAATTGTGATCCTTTTAGTTTATGATTCGCAAAATTCCAACTTGGTGAAGAAGAAAGCATGGATAAAACATTATTTGGATTCGTATTTTGAGTATTTGAATAATCATCTAAAACTTCTAAATCTGACAAAACATTTTCTCCTAAAATACAATATTGTCTGGATGCTAATTTTTCATTTTGATCATTTTCTATCATTTGAAAAAAGGATTGTTTGAGAGTGTTCTGAATAAAATGATCATTTTCTTTTTCATTGTTTTCTTCTTTTTGAATTCTTTCTAGTTCGCTGATGCTTTCATGTACATCTTTGTCTAAAAAAAAGTTTTTGAAAATTTCCGTGTAACTCAATTTAGGTTCATCTTTTGTTCGTGTTTTTTCTTCCATGATTTAGATTTTAATTATTATTTAAGATAAACTTATTTCTATCTTTTTATTTAAAATAAAAAATTTTCTTCAAAACTAACCAATAAAATAAAACACCTATTATTATAAAAAATATCAAAACGATAAACTCACCCGAAAATATAGAATAATGTTCAGGATCACTTAAAGAAAGCATCACTTGAATACCCAATTGTATAACCACAAATCTAACAATATCATTAAACATTTCTATATATTCCTCACCTAAAGTGTTTGACACATCTATTTCAAAAATAGCTGGTTTAATTGGAATATCTGGTTCTTCAGAAGAATTCGTTTTTGGAATTAATTGATTTGACATATTTAAAAAAAATTGAAATGATATAAATACTTTATTATATAAGTAGCAAAAAAACGTAATTGTAAAAAACGTAAAAATATGATTCCCTCTACATCTCTTTCTACCATCAAAGTGAATAGCGGAATAGAATACAAAGGTAAACTATTTCTTTCTGAGTCTTCATCAACTCTTCCTCTTAATATCGATGAAATTTTTGTAGCAGGAAAATTAACTGTCGATAAAAAAATCACAGAAAAACAACCAGAATTTATCGCTAAATTGCGTCAAAATAAAAAAAAACTTGGATGCGAATATGCATCTGAAATCGAAAAAGATTTACAAAATGTAGAAAAGAATATCTATGCGATAAAAATCTGAAAAGTAAATCAAGTGTTCATTTTAGTAAGCATATCTTGCGTCTCTTTCAATATATCATTTGGAGAAACAAGTCCCATCATATTATGCATTGACCCACCTTTTTGTGGTGAAGACAAACGTTTACTTCCACTTTTTTTCATTTCATTAGCTGTCCAAAGAAGAACAAATGGTACAGCAAGATTGGCAATAGATACCCAATCGAAATCAGACATATCACCGCCCCCATTTTGTAAAACGCTCTCATAATCATAATCATAATCTTCATTGTTTCCACCTAATTGTTTTTTTGGTTTAGATAATGATTTAGATGAGGGTTTAGATGAGGGTTTAGATGAGGGTTTAGGTGCAGATTTTGGTTTTTTACTCTCTTTTTTGACAGATGTAGGAGAACTTTTAGAAGGTTTTTTCTTTCCACCAGATTGTTCATAATCATACTCCGCATTTATAAAATCTTCATTTAATTCTGCAAAATTGTAGGCCATGTTTGTATGTTCTTATTTATTATTAAGAATGAAAAAAATACTTTTGGATTTTTATTATGAAAAATCAATTAATAACTATATAAATTAAAAAATTATTCTTCTTCATTCTTATCTTTTTGTTCATAAACGATATTATTATCGATATATCTTGATACTTTTATACTTTGAAGCATAGATGAAGCGAATGCGTTTGCAGATGATTTATTCATAAATCCATAAGGTGACCAATAATCTTTTAAATCTTTATGTAAATCATCGAATAAATACATGGTTCTTTCTCTTTTATCTTTCTTATTCTTATTCTTATTCTTATTCTTAGTCTTATTCTTAAGTTTTTTACCACTATTACCATACTTCAATTCATGTTTCTCTTGTTTACTCTCATAGTAATTTGATATATTAACGTAGACATCATCTATTGATTTCCAATTAATGTCAACGTTATCCTGATTTGATACATTTGATACTTGTGGTTTTACAGATAAAATGGATGAGTATTGTGTCATTCTATTCATTCTGGGTCTATTTTTACAACTTTATTTACAATAATTGTACAACAAAAAAAACGTTTTATTTATTTTAAATTCTATATTATCTCTTTTTTTATCTATTTATATAGTACAATTTCTACCGATTTTTTTATCACATTTTTACCTATTTTAATTTTTTTCTTATTTTTCATTTTTCATTATAATATTTTTACCTTTTTTATGCAAAATTGTGTGCTTATAAATATGTGAATATAAAAAATATAAATGATATAAGGAAATATAAGTTATTAAAAACTTATAAAGAATTCGCATAAATATTATCATATCTTAACGTTAATAAAATGACGCTTCTTATTTCTAAAAAGACGAGAGCATTTGAATTTATTTCTCCTGAAGAAAAAGAAGAATTATCACTTCAATTTACAGAATCTGATAAATATCCACAATTATCTAGAGAAAAATGGGAAGAAATAAGTGAATATGAGAACTTGAAACCTGAATTAAGAGATGAATTACTTTACTATGTAAAAAAGGAATCAGAAAATAAGAATAAGAATAAGAATAAGAGTAATAATTTAGAAGATGTATATTACAATGAAAAATATCTACAAAATGAATATAACGATCAAATACTAGAAAAACAAGCATTACTTCCACTTTTACCTGTTTGGATGTATTCTAGATGTTACGATTATGATAATTGGATGAACAAATATCAGAAATATATCGAAGATATGATCATTCTTACTTACAATTATATTAGTCATCTAAACATGAATGGATATGATATTAAAGTAAACGAAAAAGAACTGTTTAATAGATTATCTTATCATATTTATCGGACTTCTGAAAATGTTAAAACAAATTATATTTTCTTGAAATAATACTATCGACGAATAAAATAGAATATAAATCCAATAAATGTTAGTAAAGATAAAACTAAAATTGTTACAATGGATACAATCATAGCAATGATATACGGATATAGTTCAGCATATATCATGTTGATGACAGGTGTTATAATTTTCTTTTTAATGAGAAGCTGAGTTTCTGATGTAGTAATTTCTTCAGAAACAATGTGAATTACTTTTTTGGCCAACATTTTGATAAAAAAAGGCGTTTTTATCTCCTTATTTTCATCCTTTTCTTTTTCTTTATTATTCGTGTTATTTATCATTTCTCTTTGTTTATTTTTTTATTATTTTTTTAGGATAATCATCACATAAAATTATGCGTTTCAAATATCAATCTTTTTGATTATCTTATAATAAACTTGTACTTTTTTGTTTCCATTCAATATCAATTACTGATATAAAAGAATAAATAATACAATGAGCATTATATACGATTTGACAAATAGCAAACATGATTACAAAAAAGTAAATATAAGATCTTTATCTATTCATCATAACATCTATCGTTCTAAAATTTTTAACGAAGGAAAAAATGGTTCAAAAGAAAAGATCAATCTCGTTTTTTATGATAAAAAAATAGAAGATTTAATTCAATGTCAATTTTCAGATGATCATATGGATTGTAAAATTCAACTTAGCCCTTTAGAAGAAGCAAATATCATTCTTTTTGAAAAGAAAATGCTTAAAAATATGGCAAATAAACTTGTAAAAGGTAAATCTATCGATGAGTTTAAAGAAGCATTAGATTTATTTCATAGTCAAATTGTTTATATCGATGATTTACCTTATTTTATTTGTAAGTTTGATCGCCATAAAATAGATGTGGAAGAACTTGTACAAAATATTTGTTTAAAAACCTCATCTTTTAATTTAGATATTAATATTATACCTTGTGAAATACGTTTTAAACCAAATAAGTCAATATATATTGAATATTCATACGTTTTACATAAAAAAGAAAAAGAATATGAAGAAGAAAATGAGAATGAGAATGAGAATGAGAATGAGAATGAGAATGAACAACATGAAAATGAAGATAATGAAGATAATGAAGATAATGAAGATAATCAAGAAAAAAATGATGTTAATGAAGATCAAAAAGCAGAAGCAGAAGCAGAAGCAGAAGCAGAAAAAAACAAAGAAGAAATAAAAGAAATGGAAGAAAACAAAGAAGAAATAGAAGAAATAAAAGAAGGACTTAAAAATGATCAAGACGAAAAAGATATTCCTCCAAAAGAAGATGATCATACATATATTGTTGATTTAACAAAAAAGAAACTTTACCAAATAGAAAAAATGAAAAAAGATATTAAAAATGCATTTTCACGTTATATTCAAATTATGGGACAAAAAATTACTTTTGATGCAAAATTTGATAATGATGGTACTATTTCCGAATCTTCAAAGAATAATGAGCGCAAACGTGTTTATGATATACGATATAAAACAGAAAAAGATAATTTGTTAAGTCTTCTTCAGGAATAATTTATAAATGAAAAAAACAAAAAAAGAAAAAAGAAAAAAGAAAAAAGAAAGATTATATTACATTATTTTTTTTGGATATAAAAATTTTTTTGTATTCTATTATTTTTGTATTTTTTTGTATTTTTTT